AAACGAAATGCTTGTGTTCAGCTTCGAGAATGCGGTAGAAATCAAAAATTCTTTTGGAGAAATAAAAATCGACAAGCGGAACGCCCTCAACGGCAACCGCATCGACCCGGTAGACGCCTGTATCGACGCGCATTTCTGCAAGATGACGCTGGGCGGAGGCGGTGCGAAAGCGGACGTAAACGCGGTCTATGAAGATTATTTGAACGAAATTGGGTGGTAACAACGGGAAAGATTAAGCTTTATTTCAAGCGGCTGGGCGCTGCCATTATGAATAAATCTGTTATTTCCGAAACAATGGACAGCTGGGCAGATTTGATGTCTTTTCTCGGTATTGACGCGAAAAACACGCCGAAAAAGGCGCTGTCAAACGCGACATATTACGCCTGTCTGAAAATTCTGTCCGAGGCGATCGGCAAGATGCCCTTGCGGATTCTCAAACGCTCCGAGCGCGGCGGCATCATGCCGCTGAGGAAACATCCGCTCTGGAAAGTGCTGCATGATCGTCCGAATAAGTTTATGACCGCGACGGCGTTCTGGTCCCTGATGGAGTACAACCGCAACCATTACGGCAACGCCTATGCCTGGATAGTTCCAAAAGGCAAAACTGTAGAGCTGTATCCGCTTGAACCTCACAATGTAGAAGTGTGGTATGACAACGCTTCCATTCTCAGCGAGGTTCCCGCGATTTGGTACCGTTACACCGCACCGAACGGCAAGCTGGTAATGATTCATTATGAATCCATATTGCACGTCAGGAGCTTCGCGACGGATAACGGGCTCACAGGGAAAGCGGTTCGGACGGTTCTCGCGGAAACCATTGACGGCAATCTTAAAGCGCAGAAAATGCTGAACACGCTCTACTCCAACGGATTTACCAATAAGGCGATTGTCCAGTATACCGAGGAACTGAGCGACGAGCTGAGAGACCGTTTCCTTGCCGGTATTCAGCGGTTTATCAAGGGCGAATACAAGGAGAAGGGAATCGACAATCTGATTCCCGTCCCGTATGGTACCAAGGTTGAGCCGCTGTCAAACGTCAAGCTCGCGGACAGTCAGTTTTTGGAATTGAAACAGTATTCCGCTATTCAGATAGCGTCGGCGTTCGGCATTAAGCCGGTTCAAATCGGCGACTTGACCAAAGCAAGCTACGCAAGTGCAGAAGCGCAGCAGCTTTCATTCCTTGTGGATACGCTGCTCTACATCGTGAAGCATTATGAGGAAGAAATCACCTTCAAACTGCTTGACGGCAGCTGCTACAGCAAGTTTAATGTCGATGTGATTCTCCGCGCCGACTATAAGAACAAGATAACGACGCTCAAAGAAGCAGTAAACGGCACCATCTATTCGGTGAATGAAGCCCGCGAGAAGTGCGATTTGGATATTGTGGACGGCGGAGACGTGCTGATTTGCAACGGAAACGCCATCCCGTTACATATGATTGGACAACAGTACGCAACCGCAGCGAAAGGGGGTGAGAACAATGACGGATAACATCATTTCGAAAGTCGCTCAGATCAGCGCGTCGGGCGTCACGGAGCAGGAGCTGAAGAAAATCAACAAGTTTGCTCTCACCCCGCTGATCGGTGATGAAATCTTTACCTTCAAGGTGATGATGGCAGACAATGAGCAGGATGATAGGAACTTTGAGCCGTTCACGGCAAAAGCGCTTGAGGATCTGAAAAAGCACTACATGGGCAAGACGATGGTGTTTGACCATTCAGCACGAGCCGAGAAGCAGGTGGCGCGGATTTATGACACCGAGCTGGTCACGACCGACGCAAAAACCGCGCTTGGGGAACAGCACACCGAGCTGATCGGCAAGGCATACATGGTTAAGACCGCAAGCAACGCCGACCTGATTGCCGAAATCAAGGCGGGAATTAAAAAGGAGGTATCCACCTCCTGCGCGGCGTCGGCGCTTGTCTGCTCCATCTGCGGCGCGGATAACACTAAGTCGCTTTGTCGGCACTATCCCGGGAAAAAGTATGACGGAGAGACCTGTTACTTACGGATTGAGTCATGCAGCGAAGCATATGAGCTGTCCTTCGTGGCAGTGCCCGCGCAGCCGAGAGCAGGCGCGACCAAAAGCAAATCTCTCTTTGAAGAAAAGGGAGAAGCAACAGAAAAAGAACTGAGAGCCCGTATCAGGCTCGCGGAAATCGAAAGTGAGGAGTAATCACATGAACAAGAAAATCAGAGATATGAAAATGAAGATTGCCGCCAAGGTTGCCGAAGCAAAGGGCTTTCTCGACGGCGAAAATAAGGATGTCGAAAAGGCAACCGCGATTCTCGACGAGGTAGAGGACCTCAAAAAGGAGCTTGCCGCGCTGGAACGCGCGTTCGCTCTCGAAGAGAAGGAAGCCGAGAGCAAAGCAGAGAAGCAGCTCGGTGAGAAGAAAGAGCAGGACGTTACCGAGAAGTTCGCATCCGTCATCCGCGGTATGGTTCGCAAGGACGGCACCGTTACCCCGATGACCGAGGGTGTGAACGCGAACGGCGGCTACACGGTACCGCAGGATATTCAGACCGAAATCAGGCATTTCAAGGAAGCGGAATTCTCTTTTGAGAAGTACATTTCCAAGGAGACCGTTACCACCAACAGCGGCAGAAGAACCTTCCAGGCAAAGGCGACCTGCACAGGATTCACCGAGGTCAGCGAGGCCGGCGCTACCCCTGCTATTGCGGCGCCTACCTACACACCTATCAGCTACACCATCACCGACAAGGCGGGCTTCATTCCGCTGACAAAGGACCTGATCAACGATTCTTCCGCGAATCTCAGAGCGGAGATCGTCAGATGGTTCGGCAGACAGAGGACCGCGACCATCAACAACAAGGTCCTCAATAAGCTGACCAACGGCGTTACACCTACCGCAATCACCGACCTCAAGGGGCTGAAAAAGCTGGTCAACGTCACTCTCGGTTCGGCATATGATTGTAAGATCTTCACCAACGACGACGGTCTTAACTGGCTCGATTCCCTTGAGGATACCCAGCACAGACCGCTGCTCACGCCCGTTCCTAATGAGCAGGGCAAGATGCAGCTGTGCATCGGCGGTAAGATCCGCGAGGTCGTACCCGTCCCCAACAGCGTGTGGGCTTCCGCGTCAGGTGCGAACAGCAGCACTGTCATTCCCTTCATCGTCGGTGAGCTGTCTGAGGCTATCAAGATGTTTGACCGTCAGGCTCTTGAAATCGCTGTCAGCGATACCGCCGCTGTTACCGGCTTCAACGCTTTCGAGCAGAACGGCGTGCTGATGAAGGGCGTTCTCCGCAACGACTTTGTCAAACAGGACGCTGATGCGTACAAGTACGCGAAGGTAACAGTAACCGCATAATCGATTGAAAGGAGGCGGTCAGTATGGTAACGCTTGATGAAGCGTATGACTATCTCGGAATTGAGTTTGACGAACACGACCCGATGATCGAGCGCAATGTGCAGCGTCACATACAGACCGCCGACCGTCATCTGAAAGCCGCCGTCGGCACGGACTATCCTGCCGATGATCCGCGCATGAAGGAAGTCGCGCTGATGATCGTCGGTGAGCTGTATGACAACCGTACACTCAGCGCAAAGGCGGAAAACCGTATCAATTCTCTTGCGCGGATATATATGCGGCAAATCAGGCTGGAAATGGGCGGTGACGGCGATGGCTTTTGATAAAAGGATCCGTATTCAGAAGTTCAACAAATCAACGGGACAATTCGAGGAATGGAAGCAGTTTCACGCGACGATCAATAAGACGGGCGGCGGCGAGACCGACGACAGCGGCGCAAGGCGCGATAAGGCCTCCCTGACGTTTGAAATTCGTTATGTAAGTTCATTGCGTGATATTCGCTATCACACTCAGAATTACCGCATTATCTATGACCATGCGGTCTGGAATATCCGTGACTACGATGATTTCTTTGAGCGGCACACCACCGTCAGGCTGGAGGGGGAGTTTTCCGGTGAAAGACAAGATTTCTATTGATGATTTGTCGCAGGAAATCTCCGAACGGCTGTCAGTCTATCAGTCCGATACCGCGAAAAAGGTGTATACCGCCACCGCGAAGACCATGAAGCGGTTTGTAAAACTCACCAAGAAAAGAGCTCCTCGGCAGAAAATCCGCGCAAAAAGCAAGAGCAAGCGTCAGCCGGGAACCTTTGCTAAGGCAATCCGCAGCACGGTTGACGATAAAGGCATTGCGGGCGCGAAAGGCACATGGTACGTCGGCGGCGACGAGTACCGGTTGACGCACCTTCTCGTCAATGGTCACCAGCTCAGGCAGGGCGGCAGAGCGGAAGGCAATTCGTTTCTTTCGGATTCATTTGACGAGATAGCGGATGAATACATCAAAAGCTTAGAGGAGGCGGTCAAGGGTGATTGACGAGATTTTAACCGCGGCGGGGTTTGCCGCGGGAAAGACCTACACGGAAACGCTGTTTCACTCTCCTCCTCAGCGCACCTTTGTGGTGTTCCACCGTGATACGGATATGGACGGTGCTGACGACACCTGCGAAATCGCTGATATTTCCGTCAGACTGGAGCTTTACGCGCTCAATCAGCCCGATACAGCGGCAGAACAGCGCCTTGAAACGGCACTGAAAAGCCGCGGTATCCATTACAGAAAGTATGAACGGACGTGGATCCAGTCCGAACGGTATTTTGAAACAAGCTACGAATTCAATTACATAGAAAAGGAGACATAAACAATGGCAAAGAGAATCATTCTGGGCAGCGGCGAACTGTTCCGCGTCGCCGTACCCTCCGGTACGATCGCCGACCCCGAAACCTACTGTATCGAAAATAACCGCTTTTCGCACATCAAGAACGGCGCGACCCTGGAATATACTCAGGAAAAGACGACCGTTGAGGACGACCTCGGACTTGTTCACAAGACAAGGCTCAACACCGAGAGCGCGAAGCTCAAATGCGGTCTTATGACCCTCGAGCCCGAGAGTTTGAAATACCTCTCGGCTACGGCGGGAGATCCCACGAACATTTCCGCTTCGGGTTCGGGCAGCAACGCGACCGTCGCCAAGAAGCAGGTCAAGATCGGCGGTATCAAAAACGAGAGCGAAACACCCTATCTGTGGATTTTCTACCACAAAGATGACGTTGACGGCGATATTTGGGTAGTGCTCAAGGGCAACCACAACACCGGCTTCAATATCCAGTTCAAGAAAGACGACGCGAACGTCTCAGACCTTGAGATCGACGCTCAGCCGCTCGACGATGACGGACACAAGGTCTATTACTACGAGGAGGTCAAAGGCACGACCCCCACAACTACACACTAATCATCAAACGGAGGTGAGAGGATATGAAGATTACCGATATTCTCGGGCAGAGCTTGCCCGTGTTCAAGGTCGGCGGCAGCTCTGTCCTTCCGCCTCCGCTTTTTGCCGTCAGGGCGCATTTGCCGCACCTGATCGGTTTTATCCGCAAGGCCATAGTAAAGGATCTGGACAAAAAAGAGCTTGATAAGCTGAATATTCACCTGTGGGAGCTTTGGAGGGGCTGTGATTTTGAGCGGCTCGGCGCGGAAGAGCTGTTCACAGCTGCAGCGGAGTATATCATCTTTATACAGGCGACTGTTCCGAATCTTCCGTACTGCGCCCTTCCGGATATAACCGACGACGGGGACGAAGAGAACTATTCCTACGTCCAAAACACCGCCTGGGAGAAGCTTGTGGCAGATTACGCTAATATGCCGCTTCCCGACGTAATGAAGCTGAATTATGTAGATTTTCTCATTCTGCGCCGTGAAGCGTTCATTTATAACCTGTCAAAGACGAAAAAGGGCAGGGATAAGCTCGAAGCGGCGTATTGTATGGAGCAGACGCAGCCCGACAGGGGCGGCTTGAGAAAGCAATTCGGAGGTGAGGAAGTTGGCTAATAAGAAAATCAAGGGCTTGACCGTTGAAATCGGCGGCGACACCACCAAACTCGGCGAGGCGCTGGACAACAGTCAGAAGAAAACCAAAAGCCTGCAATCCGAGCTGAAACAGGTAGAAAAGCTCCTCAAGCTCGACCCGAAGAACGTCGAGCTTGTCGCCCAGAAGCAGAAGATACTTGCCGAGCAGGTCGAGGAGACGAAAAAAAGGCTCTCTCTTCTCAAGGACGAGCAGAGCAAGGTCAACGAGATGTATAAAAAGGGCGAGATCGGCGAGGAGGACTACCGAAAGTACCGCCGCGACGTGGAGCAGACGGAAATCACGCTGAAAAACCTCGAAAAGCAGTTGAAAACCACAGGCGACGAATTCGCGGAGGTTCAGCGCAAGTCAGGCGCGGTGACCTTCAAAAACGCCGAGAACAAGGTTGAGCACTTCAAGGGCAAGGTCAGCGATATGGCTAAGTCAGCCATCGAGGATGCCGAAAAGCTCAGCAAAAAACTGGATACGGTCGGCGACGGGCTGGAGAAGGCAGGCTCCGTTATCAACAAGGGTTCTGCCGCGGCGGCTGCGGTTCTCGCAGGTTCCGTTGCATCGTTCAAGGATTTGGACGAAGGCTATGACGTTATCGTCAAGAAAACAGGCGCGACAGACGACAAGTTCGAGAGCCTGAAAAAGACAGCTGACGAGCTGTTTTCCGGTTCCACTTTTGACATGACCGACATCGGCAACGCGCTGGGAGAGGTCAACACGCGATTCGGCTACACTGGGGACAAGCTGAAATCCGTGACGGAGCAGTATTTGCAGTTCGCGAAGATCAACGACGCGGACGTTTCCGACAGCATTTCCAAAACGGCGCGCATTATGCAGGCGTGGGATATCTCCGCCGACAATCTGCCCGATCTGCTTGGTATGATTACTGCCAAGGGGCAGGAAACAGGCGTAGCGGTCGGCGGTCTGATGGACAAGGTTCTCGACAATAATGCCACATTCAAGGAAATGGGCTTGTCGCTGGAAGAGTCCATCACGCTGATGGCGCAGTTTGAGCGCAACGGTGTGAACGATTCCACCGCGCTGACAGCGATGAAAACGGCGGTGAAAAACGCCGCCGAAGAGGGCAAACCTCTGAGCGACGTTCTGCGCGAGAATGTAAATGACATCAAAAACGCGTCGAATGAGACCGAGGCACTCCAAAAAGCAACGGAGCTGTTCGGTACCAAAGGCGCGGCTGAGATGGCGAACGCGATTAAAGAGGGCAGAATTGATTTTGATAACCTGTCAGGTTCGATGTCCTCTTATAAAGATACCGTCAAAAAGACCTACGACGCGACGCTCGACCCGCTCGAGGAGTCAAAGCA